GACACTTGGTGTAGACATATTCGCTAAGTTGTTTAATTGACTTCTAGGATCAAATCCCATTGACTGATTAAACATGCCTCTTGTTGCATCAAAGCCTTGTAATTGGTCTGGGTTAAATCCAGCTACTCTTGCACCTGTGTATGGTACAAAAGGTTGTTGAGCGATACCTTTGGCTTTACCATAAAGGTCCTCATACATTGCCATTTGTGAAGGGTCAGTTGTCGTTGTAGTTGTGCTTTTTCCTTTACTCATAATTCTTTTCTAACCAGATATTCTTGTTCAAAGCCAAGATGTTTTATTTTGCGTAGCCAGCCCTTTCGCCCACCACCATAAATTCTTTTGCATCCAAAATGTTTTGCAAATTGTTCGAAGCTAGGTAACATTGACTCTAGCTCTTTGTAGTCCCCAGCACAGAATATTAAATTCATTACTTTCACTCTGGGATATTCTACAAACTCTGTTATCATTACAGAGTTTTTACCAGGCCATATATGAAACATTCCTTGGCCTATTTTTTCTTTAATATCAGTTAAATTATACATATCTTGGTGCTTTAATGCACGAATAATATGATGCTCTAACCTGTCAAACTCTACTTCCCAGTCTTCTTTAGACTGTTGTGGAGGTGGAGAGTGTTCCGTTGTCTGCGACACTAACTTTATATTTTGTTCCATTTGGACTAACCAATACTAACTCGGTGGCATCGCCACCATTAATTTGTATTCTTTCACCTTTGTTGAAAGTCATACCTGTTTGATATTCTATCTCTGATATTAAATAGTTAAGATAGTTTTTATCGTAATCTTCACTTGGTCGTGTTAGCGTTCTTCTTGCCATTATCTACGACCTCTGTTTCTTAAATCTAATCGTATATTACCAACCTGAAACATTTGGTCGGTATCGCCAGTTACTTTCATACGAACTTGTCTGGCTGTAAATCTTGCATCGGTGTAACCATCACTATTAAAAGTAAAGTTACCAAAATCTGTTTCTGCTCCAAGGGGTGTAAATTTTCCTGTAAAACTTATAACAACACCAGGTAATGTATTTGCTTCTTCATCGGGAAGTATTTGATTACATTGCACATAGTTATCACCGTTACCTATTTCGATAGGTCCTGATTGTGCGTAGGGTACGGCTGCTCCTAAATTTTCTGAATTACTTAATGTTGTGCTATCGTGCTGATAAATATTACCAAGGGAATCACATGCAATCGGATAATCAAAGACACCTTGGTCTATCCAACATCCTCTATCCATTTCACCGATTGACCAAACATTATCGACATAATTCCAGATGACATATTTATTTGGATTTTTTTGTGCATCACCAACTGGATAAAACCACCATATCTCATTAAAGTTAGAGTTGTGGCCACCACAAGCAATACGTCTGTATTGATATTTAATATTATCAAAGATGTGGTCATGCACATCACATTTAATTTCTTTAACTGAACCATCAAAAACAAAGAATGAGTTTTCCCCCATCCATGCCAAAAAGTTACCAGCCGTTACGATTGTTCTAGGAGATGCAGCTTTACAGTTAGTACCAGCATCTTGAATACCATAGATAAAAGGAGAACCAGTATAGTAAAGTCTTGCGATACCTGTATCAGTAAAAATAATGACATCTGTTTGCCACTTAACTCCACCTAGTATTCTACCGCCTGTTGGTATTTGTAAATCACCAGCTGTATTCGTTGATGCAGCTGTCCAGGTAGTGCTTGCCTCTCTTGATGACCATTGTACTTTTCTAGGATCGCCACCAGCGCCTAAAGCTAACACATGACGTTCGTTGGTGACTAAAACACCAGAACATCCTGTTGGAGAATTAGTTAGCTGTGAGCCTATAGTTGAGGGTGCAGAAGGTGACCATTTATAAATCTTGCCATCACTTGCACAACAGAAAAGTAAGTCTTCACCAAAGTTATCAAAAGACCATGATTTAGAATCAAAGAATAAACCAGATTGACTTCTAGCATCTCCGTAGTCTTCAACGTCATAGTTATATGCACCGTATCCAAGTGGGTCGGTTGATTGGTCAGACACAAAACCAGAAGGAGTAATGTCATACCAAGTTCCGTCATGGTTAACAAAAATCTTTTGTCTTGTTCCAACGGCTAAAACTTTTTTACCAGCATTGGTAATGTACGCAAACATTCCTGTTGGCGTACCTGTTAAAGCTGTATTTCTTATTTTTTCCCAACCACCAATAGGTCGTAGAAAACCATTTTGAAAACGCACTAAATTACTATCAGTCCAACGCCCTTTGTTAGCGTAGTCTGTTCCATTGGTGACTACTCCAGCGGGAGGGGTGACTGGTAGTAAAGGCATTATTAACCTTCTAGTGTTTTTGTTTCGCTTGTTGGATTGATTTGGTCAGCAATGTTGTTGTCTAATCCTGATTTGATATTAGCAACTTCATCTTCACCCATTCCGTCTATCACCCAACCACTTACTAAATCATTAGTAAGATCAGCAAATGGTACAAAGTTTTCTATATCATCTGCATTAACGCTATGTGTACCATAAGATGAAGCTGTGTAATGGACATCTTCATGTGTTTGGTCGCTTACTGCGTTTAGTCGCCAATGCACGTTGTAAACAACGTCTGAGTGACTGTCGTGATTTGGGTAAACATCAACTGTTTTACAATCCCATGTATATGTATTTGCCATTTTTATTCTCCTTTTAGTGTAGCAATTTCACTTTCTAGTGATTCAACTTTATTTATTAATTCTTGTATGGACTTAGTTAAAAGAGGTACAAGTTTGCTTTGATCTATGCCTTGATACTCAGGATTACCTTCATTATCAACTGCATCTTTTTCACCTGATATAGCTTCTGGAACTATGTCTTGTACTTCGTGTGCTAAGAAACCATCAACTGTTGTGTCTGCATCAGCTATGAAATTAAATCTAGCTGGTTTTAATTGTGCAACTCTATCAAGAGCAGTAAAGTCATAATCTATATTTTCTTTTAATCTGTAATCTGAAGAAGTGTTATAAGATGTTGCACTACCATCTGTTATGATTTTACCAACTTCACCATTGCCGTTGTAGAAGTAAACCATTCCAGCCGCACCTGTGCCAGTTTTTTCTATTCCTATTTCACCTCTTGTGCCACCAACATCTTTGATTCTAACACCGCTTCCACCACCTGTTCCGTTGTCAGTATAACTATTGCCTGCACTAACAGTAAGATTTCCTGATTCATCAAGACGCATTCTTTCTGTATAACTATCACCAGTTCCAAAAAGAATTTCATCAGTACCGTCTAATCTTAATTGGTCTGTATTAAAACCAATTCTTCCATTTATAGCTGTATTATCAGTTTGTCTAAATTCTATTGCTCCAAAATTAGCATTACTAGTAGACCTAAAGATTACAATACCTTGGTCAGATAATGTATCTATATTTAATTTAGCATCAGCACTAGTCACCCCAATTCCAACGTTGCCTCCTGAATTAATAGTAAATCTAGTATTAGTACCAAGAGTTTCATTATCTGCAATTTCAAAAATACTACTATTAGCACCTATTGAAAAAGTGTTAGATGCTGAAGCAAATTTAATCTGAGGGTCGCCAGAATTAGCATTTATTTCTACTGTTCCTGTTCCACCAATATCACGAGTAAACTCTGCAAGAGCTATTCCACCACTACCACCTGTAACTTTTAATCCAGTAGCAACATTATCTTGGTCAATTCTAAGCATAGCATCAGGACTATCGGTTCCAATTCCAACGTTGCCATCTTCTTTAACATACAATCTAGTTTGATTTCTTGTTTTTAAAGATACTGCATCTGTAGAACTATCATTTGCTGCACCTAATGATAATTCACCAGCAGATTTTAATAGAACGGAACCATTAGCTCCGTCTTGTGCTATCTCAAGTGCATTAGTTGAATCTGAGTCATCAATTCTTAATGTAGGTGCTGAAGCAGATTCTATGTGTAATAAAGAGGCGGGATTATCAGCTCCAATACCAACATTTTGATTGCTATCAATAGTTATGGCATCAGAAGTATTAGTTCTAAATGTCATCTCATTTGTAGCGTTGTTGTATTGTATTCTTCCTATATCTGCATCGTCAGTATCACCAAAATGTATACTTGAGTAACCATTAGTTGCATTAGAAACAATACTAATTCCAGCTCCTGTTCCTGCTGTTGTATTAGATATAATTAAATCATCACTAAAGCTATTTAAAGCTGAAGCAGAAGTTGCACCTATAAATAATGATTCAGCACTTGCATCCCAGAATAGAGCTTGGCTAGTTCCTGTATCATCGTAGAAGGAGATGTCTCCGTTGGATGCAAACTGTGCAGCTCTTGTGCCACCGTCTAACGTGTCGCTATTAACTTCAATGAAAACAGCTTTACCACTACCCGACTGTATCAAAGCACCCTGCGAAGCTGAGTAACCAAAGAATGCTCTATCACTTTGAAATCCTAAAGCAGCAGCTTGATTAAAAGCACCATTACCAATCGTTCCTAAGTCTCCTGTACCATCAACAGTCAACCCGTCCATTGTGGCTGTACCTGTTACGTCTATATTACCTGTACCTGTAATGTTACTTGAGCTTAAAACTATATCTGTACCACCTGTAGTGTTACCACCAGCTAATACTTCTGCAAGGGTATCTTTTGTAGCTACCTGGCTATTTACATAAGCTTTGATTGATTCTGAAGTTGCTAAAGTTGTAGCACTTGCAGTACCAAAAGTATCATCGTCAATAAAGTTAGCGATAGTTATAGTTCCATCTGATAGTGAACCATAAGTAATTGTGCCTGAAGCATTAAGAGTTCCTGTTATAGCTACTCCAGTAGATGCTGTACTTAAAACAGTTGAATTAGCTACTTGTAAATCTACTGTTCCTCCAGATGCAGCAGTAATTTTACCTCCTGTACCTGTTGTAATTATTCTTAAATCAAAATCATCAGAGCTAGGAGATTTTAAATCTATAAAAGCTCCTGTAGTTCCAGATACTTCAATAGTTCCATAGCTTGAACTAGCGGTATTATTTACAATAAGAGTTGTGCTGGCAGATAAAGTTGTAAATGTTCCCGCAGCTGGAGTTGTACCACCAATGATAGAACTATCAATGACTGCTCCGTCTAAGTTTAATGCTACTGAAGTACCATTGGAGGCAAAGATTGCATCAAGTGAATCGAGGTCAGCGTTTAGCTTTGTTCCCCAAGTATCAGTAGATGCGCCTACTTCTGGTTTGGTTAAGTTTAAATTCGTTGTAAATGTATCTGCCATAATTTAATTCCTGTCTATGCTGCTTCTGTCCAGGTATCATTATTGTTGGATACTTCTGTCCAGTTTGTTGTTGTTACTGTCTGATCAGAATAGGTAGTTGTAGTAACATTTATGTCTGTCCAATTTGTTGATGGTACAGACTGATCTGTGTAATTTTTATCTGTCACAGATTGGTCTTCCCATTTTAAACCACCTATCGCAGAAAAACCACTTATTTGTTCTATGCTTGCTTGAGCAAATTGAACCAATGAACCAGCAACAACTAAGTCACTTGAAGCATTGATTTGACTTGCTGCTGATACAATAAAGACACCAGTAGCAGTTACGTTTGTTGATGCGGTGATATTTGATTCACCAATATCTATTTGTGTGCCTGTTGCACTAAGACTTGATGATGCCGCCATAATAACGCCACCAATATCAATTTGTGTTCCAACCGCTGTTAAGTTAGATGTTGCTGATATATCAGATACACCAAACTTAATAACAGAAGCATCTGAAGTAAGGTTGGATGTTGCTGATATAGATGATGCACCTACATCAATTTGTGTACCTGTAGCTGTTAAATTGGTAGTAGCATTTATAGTGCTTTCAGCTAATTCAAATTGTGGTGTTCCCCAATAGGACTTGCCGTATCCACCAAAACCATAGCCTACTGAAGCCATGATATTACGCTACAGTTATATCTATAGCGCCTGCATTAAATCTAAATACATCTCCAGTAGAAACAGTCTTACTTGTTGTAAGATTACCATAAGCAAGTAAATTACCAGAAGTTAAAGCATCAAAAACGCCCACCGCAACAACAGTACCATAATCGCCTGTAGCTGTTGGATATTCTATAGCTGATGTATTAGAAGCCTCATTACCAGTTACAGTAAAAGCAGCTGTTTGTCTTGCATAAGCTCCGCCAGAAACTTCTGTTCCACCACCAGTATCGGATGGTGCCGATGTATATAATGCTACATATAAAGTTGATGGAGCTGTATAGGCTGATCCACCAAACACATGACCAACAACTTTGTTTTCTAAATAATCTGAAAATCCAGCCATTCTATTCTCCTTTATTAATTACCGTAGTAATAATTTTTCTTTTGTCTTTTTCCGTAAGTTCTTCTTCTCATCATTAAAGAACCTTTACCAAATGCAGCTTTCTCTTGTTCGAGTCTCATTTCTTCTAATGCTTTCTCAAACTGTTGGGTAAACATTGGTATTCTTTCGTCTTCCATTAAAAAGATAGAAGCGTGTTTTAATGCACCATATAAATAAACATCTGGGTGTGAGACTGATACAAAGTTACTTGTATTGGAATCACTTAATGCAGATATTTTAGCATAGTAAGTTAGCTGTAGGGTATATTCTCCATCAGGAGTTGGTGCTAATTCGATGGAGTCATCAACCATTGCAAAGTAAATTGGTTGACCTGAAGAGTTGTTGTTTGATTTTCTATAGACATCTAATGACTCTATAGATTGTTGGAATAAAGGACTAAAATCGTTTGATGTAATTTCTACATTGATAGCCTCTATCCAATCTGTTGGAACTGCTAAGTATTGTGAGTCAGCTGTAGCCGTTGCTCGTTTAATCATGTCTTTGGTTCTTAATCGTCTATTAAGTTCCGCTTCAACATTATCGATAAACGTATCCAGGTCAGATGTTAAATCTGATCTATTAAGATAATTTGCTATTGCTGTTTTTAATTCTGCATATGTCATACTTTACCTTGCCAAGTTCTAAATACTTTATTATCTGGGTCGTTGAGCCATTGTTTCCATTTAGCTCTATCCTTTGACCAGCCTTCGCGTAATGCCTTTTGCCAAATCACCATAGGGACTTCAGCAATGTGTCGCATATCTTTTCCAGGCTTAAGTGTATTGTCTCTTAGTTTCTTAACGTGGTCAATGACGGGAGCAACATCTTGAGTCGTATGATAAACCAGCTTGTCATCTTCGGTGATGAACTCTGATTTGTAACCAGTTTTATGGTCGGTGATTGTACGTTTTGTTGCCATATTAAATAAGGGCGGGAGAGCCGAAACTCTCCCTAAATTCTAACTAACTTATGAAGTTGATAAGTCAGCAACTATACCATGAGCAGATTCATTGCTCATTTCTAGGCCAAACTCACATAAAATCATTTTAGTTTGAGCATCACCTATTGTTGAGATGTCGACTGTTTTGAAGTCTCTTAGGTAAGAAACTTTTGCATAGTCAGGATCAACTAATAGTAATGATCTTTCTCTACTGAAGTTAGATGGAACGATTTTTAGTTCGCCAAAGTCTGAAGCATAAATAGAAACAGAAGCCTCTACTGTGTTTGCATCAACCATTTGTCTAGCTGAACTTCTACCTGTGAAACCAGAAATTACTTGCTTGTTTACAGGACCACAGATTGCCATTGAAGGCTCTCCGCCGTTTGTGAAACAAGATTGTAATACAGTTTTCAATAAGGCTTCAGTTAAAGCTCTTTGAGTTCCATCTGTTGGAGCAGCTCCGCCACCGTTACCAGCACCGTTAGTTCCTCTTGATACGTTAGAAGTAATCCAAGATTCAAAACCACCAGTTAAACGTGCAGTTGTAGCATTACCAGTTGTCTTAGCACCTTTTTGACAAAGAGCAGTTTCCATGTCTCTTTTTAATGCTTTAGCCATAATAGCTAACTGATGAGCCATTTCAGTTTTCTTACCAGCTGGGTCAGAAGCCTGTTGTGAACCAGTTACAGTTGCATCTCTTGATGAGATCATTGCAACATTACTAACTCTAGTTGTAGCTGTAGCTGCTGCTCTTGAAAGTTCAAAACCTTCTAGTTGACCAGAGCCTGAAGCTGTAGGTAGAGTTTCTGTTTGCCAATCGAAAACTACGTTCTTGATTGAGTTTTTACCAATAGCACTCATAAAAGGAGTAGCTTGTGGTGAGATGTTATAAATTACGTCACTCAGTTGTTCTCTATCGGAAGTCGCTGAGTAAGTATCAAATGCGTTTGTTACTTTTGCCATGATATTTATTTCCTATGTTTAAAAAGTTTATATTAATTGTTCAAATAATTTAGCTGCATCCTGGACCTTTCCAGTCTTAGCTAATTTTTGACGCGCTCTTTTCACAGGAGTTGTTGTCTTAGGGACGTTTGAAGTACCAGGTCGAGCGGTTCGAGCTGCCGCTTTCTTTTCAGTTGGTTTCACTTTAGTCGCTTGTTGTGTCTTATGTTGTAGCCATGCGTTTCTTAAACCAAGTAATACTCGGTAGTCATAAACGCTGTCCATCTCTTGAGGTGTGTACCCAAGAACATTTACACCGTAATCACGAATTGCCATCTTTTCTTTTGATGCCGTTTCGTTATCTTGCCATTCTGGAATTTGCTCAAGCAGTTGTTGTTGACCATATTGTAAAAACTGTTGTAGTTTTTGTTGCTGTGCCACTTGAGACTCTTGTTGCAGTCTTTGTGATTCAGCTTGTACGGCTTGTAACTTTTGCTTTTTCTCATTCCAAACATCCTTTTCACGGACATAGGCAATAGGGTCAGCTTCGTAAAGTGCGTTCCAATCTGGCTCGTTTTCTAACTCGCCCTTCAAAGTTGATTCCATCTTTGGTAACAACTGTGAATAAATTGCGTCTTTTTGAGAAACCTCTTGATATTTGGCCTCAATAGCTTTTCGCTGTTGGGCTAATTCTTGAGTCTTTCTCGTATAATCTCTTTGGCGACTGTATCCGTTTTGGAGTTCTTCAAGCGTGACCTGTGTATCTTCACCATCTACTTTAATTGTATATAGCTGTGGTTGCTCGGACTCCTCTTCTTCTACTTGATCTTCTTGAGGTTCGTCTTCATCTACATCTGCTTCAAGCTCTTCTTCGTAAGGTTCGTTATCTTCGATAACTTCATCTTCGTTAACTAGCTCTTCTGATGCTTGTTCTTCTATTTCGTTTTCTGGTTGCTCGTCTGGAGTCAAAAAACTTTCAAAAGATTGTTCTGTCTCTTGCATGTTTGTTTGTAAACCAATCGGCTTTGCGTTGTTGGTCATAATCATTCCTTAAAAATGTAAAGTAATATTTTAACAATACTTAGTTAAATTTTACACAACTTTGTGCAATCTTCCTAGTTGGGCTTTTGTGATTTTACCCTTCTCTACGATAATACGCAGATGTCTTTCAACCTCTGGTAATAGTTTGATTGCTTTGTGTAAATTTTCTCTTTTATTTATATCATCTCCTTTTGATGATAACCATAAATTTATGTATTCATTTTTAAGTTCTTCAATTGCGTTTGTGAAAGTTTCAGCGTTAAGAATTAACTCTGCTTCGTTTGAATTTAAAATATCTTCTTGTGATGGCATTAATTATCTTCCAAATTTACTAACTTGTGAGTGACTGTAATTAGGTCTTGATACAGATGGTCTTGATACAGACGGTGTAGATGGTCTTGATACAGAAGAAGAATTATTATTACTTTGTAAAGAATTAGAAATGTTTTTTGCTAATCCTAATCCAGGTACAGCCATAGGAACTACTGTTTCCATAACTGCTGGTATTCCTAAATTGATTGCGCTACCTATTGGTAATTCTTCTTTATAAGTATCCATGTTAATTGGAGACTTATTAATGTATTCATCAAGCTCAACTTGATATTGATTTCTTACACCATCGTCAGCTGGTATTTGTGATAATTCATTTTTATTAGACATTAAATTTAACAACTCTTGTTGTGATGATATTTTTGCTGTTTCTTGTGGAGTTATATCTAAACCAGGTTGCCTATCACTACCAATATAATCTATGGACATTCCTGGAACTCCTGGCACAAACTCAACACCAGTATTCATATCAACTGGTCCTTGAATTAATTGACTTGGCTCTATTCCAGGCGTTATAAAACCATCATTAATAAAACGATTTTGTTCGCCTGGTGTATTAATAGGTCTTCCAATTATGTTTTTGGGAGTACCGTCAAACAAAACAGGGTCAGGCATTGGATAGGTTTGTACGGGTTCTGGTATTAAATCTCTAAAATTATTTAGATCATCCATTGTGGCATAACCACTTAAATCTGGCATATTAATACTGCCTGGAATACTATCTATAGATTCTTTATTTTGATTAATTAAATTTATAATAGCTGAGTCGTCATAAGTTGGGATATTACCCAAAGCATTTTCTAGCTCTTCTCTGCCAGTCATTTTTACACCACCTATACCAGCATTAAAATCATCTACAGTTACAAAGTTTGATAAATCTGGAGCTTCGTATGTTGGGATGTCTATGCCATCTTGAGCGATAGATAAAAAATCATCCCTAAAATCATATGGGTTAAATGTTGGCAAATCATCTTTGGTTGCAAAGTTTGATAAGTCTGGTGCTTCATATGTTGGAATATTTATTCCATCAATGCCTCTATACAAATCATCTTTGGTTGCAAAGTTTGATAAGTCTGGTGCTTCATATGTTGGAATATTTAT